TAAGGGCTGGCGATTGGGTTTATCTGGACTGGGATTTGACGGATAACCCGTACCAAGTCCAAACAGCCGCCACTGCAAATACGTTTACTGTCACTGTTGCGAATTCGGGTGCGGCCAGCGGAAATGTCACCGTATACAACGACGTGCTGCTGCAATTGGACGCATCAAATCAAACTGGATACAGTGTGACGATTCCCGGCGAAGGTATTCTTGCCCATCACGGCATACGCCTTTTCTTGGGAGCCAACACACATATCACGGTGTTTTATGGCTAAGAAAACCCCATCCCTTGCAGTAGGTCGCGGCGAAAAGCTGCCGGTCTCTAAAGGGGCTGGGTTGACCGCCAAAGGCCGTGCCAAGTACAACGCGGCTACAGGGTCAAATCTTAAAGCGCCACAGCCACAAGGCGGTGCACGCAAGAAGTCATTCTGTGCCCGTATGTCTGGTATGCCGGGGCCAATGAAAGATGAAAAGGGTCAGCCTACTCGTAAGGCTGCTTCGCTAGCAAGATGGAAATGTTGATATGGAACTAAGCACAATTTGGTCAGCAGTCCTCTCTGTTTTGATGGGGATTTTTGGTCTATTTGTCAAAGAAAAGTTTGCTCAAATGAAAGAAATTGGTGAAGATACCAAGCGTGTTGAGCGTCTTTTAAACATAACCCGCGAGGAGATTGCCCGTGATACAGTTACTCAAGCAGAAGTTCAGCGAATTACTGACCACATTGACCAGCGCTTTAACAAGCTTGAAGCAAAGATTGATCAGCTTATTCAAGCGGGGAAATGATGCCAGCGACAAGTAACAAGCAAAAGCGGTTTATGGATGCCGCAGCACACAACCCGGCGTTTGCCAAGAAGGTTGGTGTTCCTGTATCCGTAGCCAAAGATTTCAGTAAGGCAAGTAAGGGCGCGAAATTTGGAAGTTCCAAAACTCGCGCAGATTCCCAAGTGGTAAACAGGCCTGATACAAATCAAGGTAAGAGTGAACTTTTTTCAAAAGGTGGTGATATGAAAGAATCCAAAGCAATGGTAAAAAAAGAAATCGGCTTCATGAAAAAAGCTGGTGCTCCTAAATCCATGATCAAACACGAGAAGTCCGAAATGGGCATGAAAAGCGGCGGCATGACCAAGATGGGCTCTGTTAAAACAAACTCTAAGCCCGATGGTGTTGCTGTCAAGGGTAAGACCCAAGGCACAATGATTAAGATGAAATCTGGCGGCAGAGCCTGCTAAGGAAATATCATGAAAAAACGCAAATTTGCTGCTGGTGGCATGGACACTGAAGAAATAAGTCAAATGCCAAGTGAGCCGCGTTATGGATCTCCAAGCGATGGATCTGGAATGCCAAGAAGCGGTGGATTACCGGGAATGAAAAGGCCATCGATGGCGACCAAAAAAGTTGCACCAAAATCTACAGAGTCTGATTCAGATTCCATAGATTCCATACTTTCCGAAAGAAGCAAAAGAGCAGAAGAAGAAGGACGTGACTATGGCCGTAAAAAAGGTCGGGAACGTCAGGAAGAAGCCAGTGGATTGAGTGGTGTCCTCGGAACTCCAGCCGCGTATGTAAAAAGAGCCGGACAGTACATAGGCGACAAGCTCACGGATGCCGATGCTTATTTATCAGAACAAGCTGGCATGAAACAACGTGCGGCAGGTCTCCGAGGTGAGCGCCGAGGCCTCAAGGAAGAAGGATACAAAAACGGTGGTATGACCGCTTCGGCCTCTAAACGCGGCGACGGTATTGCCCAACGTGGTAAAACTCGTGGGAAGATGATGTAGCTATGGCGCAGCCGTCTGAAGAAATTAAACAAAAGTTAGCGCAACTCCGTGAGGAGTTTGCTGCAAAGGCTTTAGTTGATCAACGCCAAAAACAAGCAATTTTGAACATGGAGCAAATGGCAAACCGCAACAAACCTCCGGTCTCTAAGGCTCAAGGCGGCGTTGTGTCAGCTTCTAAACGTGCTGATGGTATCGCTACCAAAGGCAAAACTCGCGGAAGGATGTGCTAATCATGGATGATACAAAGCAAGCAGTAATTGACGCAGAAGCTCGGGCAAAAAAAGCCAGAGAAGAAGCTCGTTCTAGTGGCACTGATGCGCCACCTACCGATGACATGAAGCAGATCATGGCTGACCGCAAAGCTGAAAAAGCAGCGGAGAAAGCGCCTACTACTCGAACCGAAATGGGTAAGCGCTTTAAGTCTGGTGGTGTTACTCGTGCGGATGGCTGCATCTCTAAGGGCCACACAAAAGGCCGGATGGTGTAACCATGATGCCCAGCCGTGGCATGGGGGCCATAAACCCTAAGAAAGTGCCCAAATCTAAAGCCGTCCAAATGGCTGAAGGCGGCAAGGTCAATGAAGCTGGTAACTACACAAAGCCTGAGCTCCGTAAACGTATTTTCAACAGCATTAAAGCTTCCGCAGTTCAAGGTACAGGCGCAGGTCAGTGGTCAGCCAGAAAAAGTCAATTGATGGCTAAACGCTACAAGGCTGCTGGCGGCGGATACAAAGACTGATATGAAGGCACCGCAAAAATCCCTTAAAGACTGGGGCGACCAAAAATGGCGCACCAAGTCTGGTAAACCGTCTTCCAAGACGGGGGAGCGGTACTTGCCTGAGAAAGCCATACAATCTCTTAGCTCTTCGGAGTACGCTGCAACGACAAAAGCCAAGCGAGCCGGGAAAGCCGCCGGGAAACAGTTTGTAGCTCAACCCAAAACGATTGCAAAAAAAACAGCGGGGTTTCGATAATGGGTAAAGCAACTGATATCAGTGATTTGCGCAAGCTAGAGGACGATGAAAAAGAACACGGCAAAACTTCAACAAAATTGAAGGCATATGCAACAGGTGCAATGAATTTAGTTCCGTTTCTAAATCAGTCTGGTATTTCATACCCCGGGCCCAAAGAATACGAAGCTAAAGGGAAGGGACTCAGCCGATCTATCGCAGCTGAACGCGAAGCTATTAAAAGGGGCGAAAGAGATTACACCGTTCAAGACGAGGCTCCGCTTCCTAAAGGTATGGTTGAAAAAAAAGCAAAAGGCGGTAAAGTTACAGCTTCCAGCCGTGCCGATGGTATAGCTCAACGTGGTAAAACCCGTGGAAAGATGACTTAATATGGCAAACACTTCCGGCTCTTCCTCGTTTAACCTTGACCTAACTGATTTGGTTGAAGAGGCGTTTGAACGCGCCGGTGGAGAGTTGCGTACAGGTTACGACCTTCGTACCGCGCGACGCAGCTTAAACATCATGTTTGCCGACTGGGCTAATCGCGGCATTAACATGTGGACTATCGATACTGGCACCATTAATTTGGTGCAAGGTCAGAACACATACGCCCTACCGACAGACACCATTGACTTGTTGGAGCATGTCATCCGCACTGGCGGGAACGCAGCGGCTACACAGGCAGACTTGTCAATCACCCGGATCAGCGTGTCAACCTATGCCACGATTCCCAACAAGATCCAACAAGCCCGCCCAATTCAAATTTGGATACAGCGTTTCAATGGGCAAACATCTCCAACGGTAATCACTCTTAATGGTGCACTGACCGCTACCGCAACCACTATCACGCTTAGCTCCACCCTTGGCCTACCTGCGGCTGGGTTTATAAAGATTGACAATGAAGTCATCAACTATGGCTACATATCAGGGAATACCCTTAATAACTGCTTCCGGGGTCAGCAAGACACGACCGCTGCAACACACTTGACGGCAACATCGGTTTACTGGCAGCAGCTGCCCGCTGTAACCGTCTGGCCGACACCGGATGGCTCTCAGCCCTACCAATTAATTTATTGGCGTCTACGCCGCACACAGGACGCTGGTGGGGGTGTTAACGTAATGGATGTTCCATTCCGGTTTATCCCCTGCATGGCGGCAGGTTTAGCTTATTACATCGCTGGCAAGATCCAGTCGGGTTTTGAGCGCATGCCTATGCTAAAAGCGCAGTACGATGAAGCTTGGCAATTGGCCGCAAGTGAAGACAGCGAGAGAGCAGCTTTAAGATTGGTGCCCCGGCAGCAGTTCATTGGGGGCATGTAATGGGTAGTCCTTTTGCCAGTGGCAAAATTGCAATTGCAGAATGTGATCGCTGTGGGCAGCGTTTTCTTCTAAAAACTTTAAAGAAGGAAATTATTAAGGGTAAAAATTATGATCTGTTGGTGTGTCCCGAATGCTGGGATCCAGATCATCCACAGTTACACCTTGGTGAGTTTCCGGTAGACGATCCGCAGGCTTTAAGGAATCCTAGACCAGACCGTAGCTACGTGGCTTCTGGGTTGTTGGCAGATGGATACCAAGGTGAGGGAAGTAGAAACATACAATGGGGCTGGTACCCAGTGGGTGGATCTAGGTTTTTTGATGATGCGCTGACGCCAAATCTCTTGGCTTTAGGCGTACAAATTGGTACAGTTGTGGTGGGGGTAGCATGAAAACCTGTAATTGCTGTAAACTAGAAAAACCAAAAACTGATTTTTACAAAAAGCCTACAGCAAAAGACGGGTTATTTTGGTGGTGTAAAGTTTGCCATAAGGAGAGTATGAAAGCTAAGTATCACAAGCAGGCGCAAAATGAGGCGTACCGAGCACGCGAGAAAGCCCGTATAAACGCATTTTGGACTGCCAACCCAGAAACCAGAAAAAATTGCGACAAAAATTACGCCGACACACATCGCCCCCAGTTACGAGCGCATGCAAGTAAACACCGAGCCGCCAAAGTAAAACGCACTCCGTCTTGGCTGACTGTAGATGACTTTTGGATCATGGAAGAGGCGCATGCCTTGGCAGTGCAGCGCACAAAAATGTTAGGTTTTTCGTGGCATGTAGACCACATAGTACCGTTGCACGGAGCGCTTGTTTCTGGGCTTCACGTCCCGCATAATCTACAAGTAATTCCCGCATGGGACAACCGCAGAAAAGCAAATAAATTTCCTGTAACAACTTAAGGAGTGAAAAATGGACGCAAAGAAAGCAGTACGAAAGCACGAAGCAAATATGCACCCCGGCCAAAAGCCGACCAAAATGCGTGCGGGCGGCAAGACCAACGCTGACATGCTCAAGATGGGCCGTGGTTTGGCTAAAGTAGCAAACCAGAAGTCATCTGGTCGGAAAGGTTGATCATGGCTAAATTCAGCAAAAAGATCGGCGGCAAAGAAGTTGGTGATGCCAGCGTCTATGCTGAGCCACACACCATGACCGGTAAATCCGTCGTTGTGGAAGCTGCCCCGGGCAGGATGCCAAACCATAGCAAATTGGACACCTACAACGTGAGCATTGGTGCTATTAGCAAGTCTGCCGGTGAGCAGCCAATCAAAACCTCGGGCATCAAAATCCGTGGTACAGGCGCAGCTACCAAGGGCTTGATGGCTCGTGGCCCAATGGCGTAAAACATGACGTACACCGAGCTTGTAGCGGCTATTCAGTCGTACACGGAGAATCAGTTCCCAGCTACATATCTGGCGGACAACACTACCGTGTCCAGCACAACTCAGATTAACACTCTGATTGAGCAGGCCGAGCAGCGCATTTACAACTCGGTGCAGTTCCCGTCGATCCGAAAGAATCAGTACTCATTGATAACGGCCAACAACAAGTACGTGTCTCTACCAGACGACTTCTTGGCTGTTTACTCGTTGGCTTTGGTAACAGGTGTTACTGGCGGAAATTTAGATACTGGCACGTTTGAGTATTTACTCAACAAGGACGCAAACTTTATCCGTCAGGCGTACCCAACTCCAAATTCTACGGGCGAGCCAAAATA